AGGCCTCGCCCTCATCGAAAGCTTCGATCACGACGCTGTATGCGGGATAGTAGTAAACGCGGTAATAATTCTTCTCAATCATAGCCTGTCCTCTCGGGTTAAAAGTCAACGTCTGCATGTTCCCATCTTTCGATGAAATCCACCAGCCATGCATGCCATACCTTTGCTGACGGATTTGTGACTAGGAACAATTGCTCGATGGCACAGAGCAACTCGGACGCACACATCGTGCTACTCAGACCTTGGTCCTTGGTCCAAGCTTCATACTCGGCAGTCAGGATGTCGTGGGGGGACTCGCCCCCCTGATAGAGTTCGATCACCTCCATGATCTCGGTGTCGTGAGGATTGCGCGTCATCTCCTCAACGTAGAAGGTGACCGTGTTCTTTTCGATGGCATCCATCCCCTTGTCAAAGGCCATCTGGACATTGGGTGCCTCGACATACAAGACGGCGGCTTGCGGAAGTTTCCGGGCTATCCGGATTTCATAGCTGGGCATTGTGTCTCTCCTCAATCTTTGATCTTGAAGGCGATGATATCGCCACGGCAGGGTTTATCGTGGTCCACGTCCCAGTCCCACGAACTAGCGTTCTGGTAAGACGTCTCACAGCCGTCACGGAGGCGAAGGGATACCTTGGTATGGGGACGGAGATCCTTGGGAATGCTGTTGTCCTCATTGCCAACCCACTTGTGCCAGACACCCGCCATCAGGGGGCTGTTAGGGATGACCTTATAGGCGATGATGTCATAATCCTCGGCCTCGTCCCCATGCGACCAGCAAAAGTCGTAGGCTGGGTCAGTGCGGTGGTCGCCATCACGGAAGATGACCTCGACCAAATCGTCGGCACCCACCTTGGGTGGCATGGAATAAATGCCGTGCCAGAAGAGGAAGGGGTTCTCGGTGTCAAGTTCATCCGACCGTACTTCCAGAGGGTAATAGGCCGCGACGCAGTACTCATCTAGATTACCGCCAAAATTCCAGTCCATGTCGTCACGCTCCGAAAGCCTCCCGCAGTAAAACATGACGTAGCCACGGGTCACGTCCTTGGGTTTGCTGTAGTCGTCGGGATCGTGCATGACCCACGGACCACTGTCCTTGTTCAGGGTCTGGCGGATGAAGGTTTCAAGGTAGTCGTTGAGGGTGGCAAGCTTGGGTTGAGCGGTGATCTTGGTCATTGGTTGGTCCCTTTCATGAGATCGAGATCAAGTGCAACTTCGATGTATTGTTTTTCTAGCTCAAGGATGATCCGATAGAACTCAAAGTGCGCCTCACGGGCGAGGCCAGCATCAACGGGCGACATCGGATAGTCGCGACCGTGCGGGACGCATGCCGACATCGCCTCTCGAAGGTTGTATGCCACACGTCCGACAGCAAGATATTGTTCGATGAGGTCGGCCCGACTGGAGCCGTTCAGGTTAACGATGGGGGGGATCAGGGATGGGGTTTTCATGGTCTTCCTCCTTAGCTGTTGTTTGGGTTGAATGTGTAGAGGACGGTCTCGTCCAACTCGTATCCATCAGCAAGCCCCAGCAAATCGTTATATAGATTGAAGCTGGCGGTGTTGCCGTCGACACCATCGCAAATCCACCCGTCGTGGACGTCCTGCAAATCGCTCATGAATTGGCCTAGCCCCTTATAAGCAGGACCAAGAGGGTGCGTGATGACGTTTTTCAGGACAAACTGCACCGCTGGGTTAGTCACACACTCGCTTTCCAAAGCTGGGGTGTACAACTCGTCGGGGATGATGAAGCCGATAGCACAGCGAAGCTCGCCAGCCTCGCCACCGCGATAGGCGCATGTGGGTTCGCCGTTTACATCGGGGTACATGGACCGCTTGCCCTGCGCGAACAGCAGGGGGACAACGTGGTCGAAGATTTCCTGAGCGGATGAGAAGGTCTTGTAGGTCATCGTCTTTCTCCAGATGAGTTTGTCAGATTTTTGGAAAGGGTACGTTTTGGATTGTCTGACAATGTCAGAACGGGCGGATCAACTCGGCACTGGTGTCATACCATCGGGCCTGTTCGATGTTGTTCTCCTCGTGGTCGACCTCATCGACAATGTCGTAGGTCGGTGGAGTTTCATCGTAATAGTCGGTCTCGAAGTACACATTGTCGTCAGTATCGACGGCGTCCTCGGCCATCTCGTAGGCGAGGCTTTCAGAGGTGGCCTGAACCTCAAGGGTGGCGTACATCTTGTGGGTGCGGGTGACGCGGATGGTGTAGGTTTTCATGACGATTAATCCATGTTCAAGATTGCGAGGGCGGTATCGTAGGCCACGCCAGTTTCAGCGGCCATCTCAGCGGCCGCCTCGGCAGGGCGGTTGTAGGACCAAAAGGGAACCTCGCCAGCCTCGTTATCAGACTTCTCGACCGCGATGTCGCCAATGCGGTTCATGACATGCGAGAAGTCGGGACCGTCGAGGCGGGTCAGCAGATGCAACGCACCCATGTCGAACAGAGTGGCGAAGGCGTGGTCGTCATAATTGTCTTCTGGGTTGATGCCCGTGGCGATCATCAGTTCGACGATCTGTTCGGTGGTCTTCTTATACAGGTCGCGGTAGGTCTGGTCTGCGTTTGACATCGGTGGCCCCTTTCTGCGGTTGCCGTGTTTCGATGTGTTGAGAATAGGGGGGTATGTTTTCAGGGTCAAGCGGAAAAACAGACCCGAGCCATGTTTGTTTGTGGGGGCAGCTATGCGTTGAGCGCAGGATCCTGTGGGGGTGAGCGAAGTATTAGAGAGGGTGGGCTAGTAATTAGCGCGGTCAGAGGGGCAGGGGGTGCGGTCCGTGGCCCACGGACCGTGAACATACCCAGTAAGTTTCTACATAGCAGAAGCAACTCTATCATCAAATGTAACTAAATATAGTCTGTAAGCCTTTGAATATAGGACTTATAGGGGGTATAGTGCTTTTTCAGAGATTGTGAATTCTATCATTAGTTCCGTCGCGCGCACAGAAAATGTTGTTTTGTTCTCGCCCGCGGGCGCGACCGCGGTCAGCTATTTCTCAAAAAACCGCTATACCCCCTATAAGTCCTATATTCAAAGGGTTACACTGTATATTTGTTACAATCTATGATAGAGTTGCATCTGTTCTTAGGACAAACGACCGCAGGAGGTTGCATGGCGAAGGCCAAAGAGACACACCGACCACGTCTTGAGCATGTGGTTAACCCGAAACTAGAGAAGGGGCTGACCGAGAAGCAGGAGCTTTTCTGTAAGATATATGCCACAGAGAACGTCACTCGCACTGAAGCCGCCCGAAAGGCGGGGTATTCAGAGCAGACCGCTTTGGTGGCCGGAAGCAAGTTCTTAAACGGTCGAGACTTTCCGAAAATCATTCAGCGCATCGCCGAGATCAAGGAAGAGTTGGCCGTCAAATTCGAGGTCACCTTCGACAACCATGTGATGCAGATGGCTCGGATCAGGGATGCCGCCATCGACAAGGGGCAATATACTGCCGCTGTTGCCGCTGAGAAGGCCAGAGGCCATGCCGCAGGGCTTTACATCAACCGTTCTGAAATCCTTGTGGGCAAGATCGACCAGATGTCCAAGGAAGAGGTTTTGGCCGAGATCAAACGACTGCAAACCGAGTTCCCGATGCTGGCCGCATCGACCGCTCCGACCATCGACATGGTCGCCCTTCCCCGCAACCCCGATGATCTGGAGACCATCTCATATGCAGACCGAGAAAGCATTATGGCAGAGCTTGAAGAGAGGGACTGAAAAGGACGTCCACTGGACGCGTGTTGAGGCTTGGGCGGGTGCTGGTATCCCCGACATCAATGGTGCCTTTGTACGGGCTTCTAATGGCCAGCAAATGGCCATTGAGATGTGGTGTGAATTGAAGGTCTGCCGTTCCAAGAAATTCAAGACCCTTGACCTGTGGCGACCCGCACAAGTTGCATGGCAAACCAAGCGTTCAACCGTATCAAGATATCTTTATAACCTGATCAGCCACCCTGACACACGAACAATTAGAATTTTCGGTGGTCACTTGGTACGGGAATTGCAGGAGGACGCCGACGGCACCGTGGTGCCTAATCTGGTGCTCAATTACCGTGATCCGTGGTCCGTGTTCCTTGATTATGTGGCCTCGACGCCACCGTTATGGCCGACTGCATCGACTGCACCGAACCGAGGATTGCGCGAAGCGGCATAAGGTCCGTGGACCGTGGTCCGACGGCATCGGTCGATGGCACCGACTGCACCGAGATTAGGATTGCGCGATAGCGTAAATAAAAAAAGCCCCGCACGGGGCGGGGCGAGTCGAGGGAGGAGGAGGCAGGATCGGGCCAATGGCCCGATTTGTCAATGGAAACGGTTTTTAGTCGGGCCATGGGCATTGATTGCAATGCTCACTTTCGCCTTTGCGCTTGTTCCGCCGCATGCGCGGCACGTCGCACAATCTGTTTTGCGTCCCGCCTCCTCACTAGCAGGACATGCCACCTCGCCGGACAGTATGGGGCTTGCGGCCATCTTGACGCGGAAAGTGCGCCATCCGGCCGCCTTGGCCGCGACGTGATCGGCTTCACTATCGGCACTGGCCATGCAGAACGTCTTGAAAGCCGCGAACCTCGGATCACGCCATTGATGCGAATAGCCGTTAATCGCGGCCGTTTTTAACGTCGCAGCCCTCCACACTTGGAACGGCGCGGCCGTCGGATCACCATATGTTCCGGCCCGAAACGCAAGACCCGCGAACAAATCGGGCAGGATTGCAGGGTCAAAATCCACTCCAGGTTTTGCATAACGGCCGCGTTGCAATGCGCCATACACGGCCATGACGGAACGGCCGACGTTAACATAGCATGCCCCGTCGTTGTATGGGCGATGCATGCAATCACCACACACCGACGCGTCATCGCCTGATTTGAGAGCTGACATCGGATCGATATCAGACCGGATGATAAACGTCTGCGCCATATCGCCTGTTTTGGCATTGATGCTAGCCGTGGTGATACGGTTTGCTATCACAGCGATAGGCTTTCCGTCCAATGCGCTCGGACCCTCGAACAAGATAACACCACGGAAAAGCTCGCGACGTAAGGCGAGCTTCATTGCACTTGCTGTATGTATCATGATTTTGCTCCGGCTAAGATGGATTTAAGTTCAAGCTTGATGCGCTTTGCAGTCTCGCCACGGTAGGTTGATGCATTGGCCAAAAAGTAAGCCACAATTGAACGGCCACTGTCATAATAATAGTTGTCGTCTATGTAATCCAGCGCGAGCATCGCGTCCAAGTATGGGACAGCCCCAAAATATGGTTTTTTCCAGTCTGCTCTGATCTCGCGAGCGATGGTCGATAGTGAACGGTTTTGCATATCAAAGCCCCATAAGTACGGCCATTAGGCCTGTTAAAAAGATAACGATGGCGGAAAGCTCGGCGATATCGCCGAGCACGTCTATGATGATTGTGCGGATCATTATGCGACGGCTTTCTTGCGAGCCGAAACGCGAACCGACATGACTTCCGTTTTTTGTTCGCAATAGGCGATATCATCGGCCGACAAGACTTCGCGAACACGGTCGGAATTGAGCGTGACCCGTTCCGTCCACACGATGGCGGCACGGAACAAATCGCCATCAATCTCGGCATAGCCGGAAGCTTTCAATTGATCGGCCAATGCTTTTTCGGTTTTTGTCAATTCGGCGATTTGTGCTTTCAATGCGCCTAGTTGGTCAACGATGGTTTGATAATTTGTCATGATGTTTGCCCTTTCTATTGGCTTAGGTTGATAGGTTAGTTTTTCCAGACTAGTTCGCGCAAGATCGGATGACCAACCCAACGATATTGATTGGAATCGTAGGCTTTCAAAACGGAAGCTTCCGTCAATTCTGCGCTTGGTGCCGTGATCATGCCATCAATGCAACGATCAAGATCGACAAAAAAGATGCGGCCGTCATCAACTTGCGCGGCCACAATCCGTTGTCCTTTGTCGCTGTACTGTCTGCCCGTGTTGAACTGTATCATTGGGTTGCCCTTTCTGGTGGCGGTTTTTCGGTAGAGGCCTTAGTTTATAATCGGGCTTTTTTGTGTCAATCCATTGTTATTGCATGTCTGCTATGCGCCAGGCGCATGGATCCTGCGCGATGGTATAAAGGAACGCGCGCGCGTGAGATGCAAGAACCATGCCACGTCCTAGGTTCCCTATGCGATTTCCAGTACCAGTCTGCGACGGTCCAAACACCCCGACCCCCCTTTTGGCCAGGCGTTTGTCGCCTTCATCCTATAAATCCGATTTTTCACAGTTTGTGAACAACTCGTAAAAGTTGGCCCCTAGAAAAGACCCCCCCTTCTCTTTTTAAGGTACCCTATTGACCGGGGGGTGAAAAAAATCTATGAATTTTGACCATGGCAAAAGAAGTCCGTGATCCGAGTTCCCACCGCACTCCTTCGCAAATCAAGAAGTTGTCTCGCGGTTACAACCACCGTCCCGAGCAAATCAAAAAGCGGGATGCGCGTAATGCCGCTCGCAATCTGATGAAGAAGGGTGGCAAGGTATCCAAGGGCGACGGACTGGATGTCGATCACATTAAGCCGCTGCGCTCAGGCGGTACAAACAAAAAGTCTAACCTTCGTGTTATCCCAAAGTCTCGCAACCGGGGCTGGGCTGACGGGAAGGTTTAACAAATGGCGGGGCGAAGGCTTTTTGCTGTTTCGCCTTCTTGGGGACTGTAAAGCAGAACAGCGTCCACCGTCCCACCCGCCACCCTACTTCGACCGCCGCGTCGGGAAAAACTCTATCCCTGTAACGCTGCCCCACGACTTGCCTCGTTTGATATTAAGAACCGTGGACCCACTGACCCCGTAGTCGAGGCCCACCAGCCTAGCGGACCGTGGATCACGGACAATGGCCAGCACTTCCAACTCTGTAATTGTCGTTCTTCCGTTTTGCGCTCCTCGTGCGCTCCTGCCTCGCAGCACTCGATCCATGATGTTGTCGAGTTGGGTTCCGGATTCCAAATGGTGGGGGTTGACGCATGCGGGGTTATCGCAGCGGTGTCGGATGACGAGGTTATCGCCTATCGGCCCGTGGAACAGGATGTAGGAGAATCGGTGCGCCCCTATCTTCTGTTTGTTATGTGTGAAGTTTCCGTAACCAAACGGACCCTTCTTTCCTTTGTAGTTCCAGCAGATGTTTTGTGCTCCCACTTTTACGCGGGAGAAAAACCGTGCTATGTCATATAGGTCAATGGTCCGTGTTCCGTGGCCCATGCATATACCATTTCTGTTGGTGGAGAACGACCCGTGGTCCTTGGTCCAGAGAAAGTACCGGAAGAAGTCCTCAAGAAGTTTGCACAGCTATATGACAGAGCGGCGAAATTGTCGACTTTGGAAAAGAGCCGGATCAATTTTTTGGACTATGTAAATCTTGTATGGCCGAGTTTTATTGCCGGCCACCACCATAAGATTGTTGCGGAGAAACTGGAGCGGGTGGCCAGTGGCGAGTTGAAGCGATTGATTATCAACATGCCGCCGAGGCATACGAAGTCGGAGTTTGCGAGCTATCTGTTTCCGAGTTGGTTCATTGGCCGTATGCCGCACAAGAAGATTATGCAAGCCACCCATACGGCGGACCTTTCGACACGGTTTGGTCGTAAGGTCAAGAACCTGATGGAAACAGAGGACTACAAGAAAATCTTTCCTGATGTCCGGTTGAGGATTGACAGTAAGGCGGCGTATCGCTGGGAGACGGACGATGGCGGAGAATATTACGCTGCTGGTGTTGGCGGTAACATCGCTGGTCGCGGAGCTGACTTGTTCATCGTCGACGATCCACATTCGGAACAGGACGCTATGTCTCCCACAGCTTTGGAGAATGCTTGGGATTGGTATACTGCTGGTCCTCGTCAGCGTTTACAGCCTGGAGGTGCTATCGTCGTTGTTATGACGCGATGGGGCGAGGCGGATTTGACCTCTCGGCTTTTGAAGCAGTCTGCGCTAGACCCGAAGGCCGATCAGTGGGAGATTGTGGAGTTTCCGGCAATCCTGGATAGCGGTGCGCCGTTGTGGCCGGAATATTGGAAGCTGGACGAGTTGGAGAAGATTCGTGCGTCTATCGGTATTGCCAAGTGGCAAGCGCAGTATATGCAGCAGCCGACGTCCGATACGGCCTCGATCATCAAGCGTGACTGGTGGAACATCTGGGACCACGAGAAGATCCCCCGTTTGCAGTATGTGATGCAGTCTTATGATACGGCGCACACGAAGAAGAAGACGGCGGATTTCAGTGCGATCCAGACGTGGGGTGTATTTTACCCTCGGGAGGATGGGCCGGCAAACATTATACTTTTGGATAGTAAGAAGGGACGCTGGGAGTTTCCCGACCTGAAGCGCATCGCTTTGGAGGAATACAAGTACTGGGAACCGGAAACGGTGCTGATCGAAGCGAAGGCTGCGGGATTACCGTTACTACAAGAATTACGGGCGGTAGGTATTCCGGCGGTGGACTTTACGCCGAGCCGCGGGAATGATAAGCATGTACGTCTGAATTCTATTGCTTCGCTGTTTGAGGCCGGGTTAATCTGGAGGCCGGAGACATCGTGGGCTGAAGAGGTCGTCGAGGAAATCGCTGCGTTCCCTAACGGTGACCATGACGATTTGGTAGACTGCGCCTCGCAAGCCCTGATGCGTTTTAGGCAGGGTGGCTTT